TCGATATTGATACCTTCAGTCAAAGTACAATTGTTCAGTATGTCACGGACATTCTGCTGAATCGTTGAGGACTCATTTGACTCCAGAGCCATCAACAAATTCTTTTGTTCTTTAACTAGAAACGGTCTATATTTAATTGTTTTTTTAGATATAGGTAATTCAATTTCATATGTTGGCACATCAAGTTTAGGTAAAGCCATAATTTCTCCAATTTAATTATACAAATCCATTAATATTATCAGCACTTTTGCCAATCGAATCAATTCCAGAACCAAGGGCACCAGTGGCACTATCGGTGATTGCACCAATAGCACCTTTTGCAGTACCACCAAGTCCACCGTACTTGTCGATAACATTTCCGACTGCCGAATCCAACAGTTCCATCGCAAGGCCTTGGAGAGAATTGTTCTTCCAGTAAGTGTATGCAAATGTCACTGATAGTTTGTGGTAACCATCATTAGACCAATCTAGGTCCATTTGGTTTATTGCAATTGGAAATGCCTCATACAAGTTGCAAGAGTATGATGGTTGATTCGTAACATCATATTGTGTTATTGTCAAATCTGTACAATAATCACTTTTATATCTAAAGTTGTTGTTGTACAACGGATTGATAAAGTTCAACCACGCATCAAAGAATACTTTTTGTGACATATCATCATCAACAATAAATGTCAAATCAATGTCACTGTATGTGTTTTGATATGGAAACTTCTCAATCGGACCATATGTCTTTTGTTCGATTGTTGCAAGTGTTCTACCTGGTAGATTTGCGTTTTCACATCTATATTTCAGGTTTCTATTGGTCTTTACATAAGCCAACAGTGTAAAAGGAATAGGAACATCCACCTCAAAACGATTCGGTCTAGCCAAATCGCCGGTGAAAGATGATTTAAAACCGCTAATTGAAACTGGCATCTTAGTTCCTTATTTCTTCTATTGAGTCTTTCCAGACTTCTTTTGGTTGCGCCTTCTTGAATTGGTGTACAGGCAAATACATTGCAATGTCCCATTCGTTAGGTTCGACAGCCAATATTCTGGATTTAATGTGGCCATACAAATAATGTTTGATACATGGTTTGAATTCTTTTAACCTAGACGATGCATCCAACATTGGATATGTGATACGAATTCTCTTAATCTCATCTTCATCATTGTAAATTGCAAAATTCAACAACTTCTTCATAAAAATTAATCTATAACGAAGTGGTAAATAATGTATGTTTAACCCAAGAAAACCATCAGATTGTCGTTTTAAAGGCAAAACCAATGGAAATCTATCATAATAAGGCAAATCGCTTTTGCCTTTAGGATCATATACGAAGTAGTATAGCCCACCCATCAAAAATTTTTGTCTGTCGGATGGTTTAGTCCAGCGAGACTTTTCTCTTGTTATTGGAATGGCTAATCGACCAGGGTTTCTTAAATCTGCAATTCGTTTTAATAACCATGTCATAGATTCTCGGCTCATCGTTTGATAGTTAGCCGAAACCTTTTCTTCTGACAGTGTAGTGAGTATGGATTTTGTTATCATCGGATATTTAGTTATAGTCCGAGATCGTGTTCCGTTATAAGTTTGAATTCCCAACCACGGTCTAAACAATATTCTGTTGCCGCCTTGAACTTGGCCTGATTGACACCCCAAGTTACAACCTCCCGTATGTATTGTTTAGTAACACGTTTCTTCTTTTCAGGTTCCATTGTTTGATATTTCGGTTTGACTTCAAGTATCATGGTTCTAAGTTTACCATCTCTATCACAAACTTTAACGACAAAATCAGGAAAATAACGGTGCATACGATTATCCACAGGAGATTTGTATGGAATTATGAGTTCCTCTGAAGCCCAAGACACAATATTTGGATTTTTGTCGAGCCAATTCATCACTCGGCATTCCCATGATGAGCGATAAATGATATTTTTGTAATCCCCTGCGTATTTTTGAGGATTTGAGGGTTGGAATCTTCCAGAATATGCCATAAATACTATATATCAATCTTTTTAGAAAAGACCATGGCAATAATTTCAATCCCAACATCAATCGGTGGCGTATCAATTCCTGGAGCTGCACTTAAAGGTCCTTTGGGTAAATTGTTTGGCAATTCTAATAAATTCGAACTTCTATCTTATCCTAGAGATTTAGGTTCCGGTCAAAAAAATCATGTTATTCAATTTTGTATTAATGAAATACAACCAACTGGATATGAACAAGGTAAATCTTATACTTTAAATGATGCTTTTAAAGGTGTGAAAAATAGTGCAAACGAAATTTACGATGCGGCTAAAAATAATTTTGTTGGTGAAGGTTTTGTTGAAAAAGGTGCAAATGCTGCTGGTGCAGTCATAGACCAATCAAAAATAACATTCAAACAGAAAAAGAAAAAAATTGTAGGTGCAATAAATCTATACATGCCAGATACATTGGAATTCACCAATTCAGCTAGTTACAATCAAACAAGTCTACTTGAAGTTGCTGAATCAGTTTTAACAAGAATTCCTGGTGTAAAAGAGGTGGCAACACCAGCCTTCTCAGCAATTCAATCAAATGCTGCTAAATTAGCTTTGTCAACACAAGGACTTGCACTCAATCCACAACAACAATTGATGTTTGATGGTATAGATTTTAGATCATTTCAAATGTCTTTTACTTTTACACCATTCTCAAAAGATGAGGCAACAATGGTAAAAAATATTGTAAAAATGTTTAGAACACATGCTGCACCAAGGATTGTTTCTGGTTCTGCTGGTATGCTTTTTATACCACCATCTACATTTAATTTGGAATTTAAGTCTAATGGTAAAGAAAATGAAAACATTGGTAAAGTTGCCGAATGTGTTATTGAAAGTATTGATGTAAATTATGCACCAAACGGATGGTCTGCACATACAGATGGTGCACCAATTCAAACTACAATGTCTATTAGTTTCAAAGAAATAGAATTGATAGACAGAGAAAAAATAGAAAAGGGTGGTTATTGAAATGCAATATTTTGATACACTTCCAAAAATAATTCACACAAATAATAATGGTATTTCTACCATTATGACAAATCTTATGGCCAGAGTCAGTATTCTACCAGAGATTTTGAAGAATCCAATGGTATATTACAAATATGATGTACAAGATGGTGATACACCAGAAATTGTTGCACACAAATACTATGATGATCCATATCGTTATTGGATAGTATTGTTTGCAAACAAGATGTTGGATCCACAATGGGACTGGCCACTCAATTCATTACAGTTTAATGAGTATGTAAATGACAAGTATGGTAACACATTGAGTAATTTACATCACTATGAAAAGGTGATTACCAAAACTACCCGTGGGACAGATGAAGACCAAACAGTCACAGAAAGTTTTACCATTTCAGGTGAGGAATTTGTAAGTTTACTTTACTCACATCCATTTGGCATTGATCCAGTTAGAACATTTCCTTTATCAACGGGAGTTGTGGATATAACAATACAACCAACACCAGTGACTAATTATGATTACGAACTCAATTTAAATGAATCTAAAAGAAACATTAACATATTGAATTCAAAATATGTTGACCAATTGGAAACTGAATTTCAAGATTTGATGAGTTAATATGGCCACAAATAATCCCACTCCAGTTGAAGCTTCTGGTGCTTATTCACCACAAGACTATTCTTTAAAAACACTTAATTTTTTAACAGCAAGTGGTAAAAGAATAGAACTTAAAAAAATTATGATGGAGTTTTCATATTATGAAGATATCTACACATTTGCAGCATCAGGTTATGTGACTTTGGTTGATGCACAAGGTTTCATCGAACTTCTACAACTAACAGGTAACGAATATCTTGAAGTTAACTTTGGTAAAGTAAAAAATGGTCCAAACGGGAATGACCAAATTTTTAGGGTGTATAAGATTGGTGATAGAAAACCTGGAGGCAACCATAATACCGAGGTCTATACACTTCATTTCTGTTCGGAAGAATTAATGCTCTCCGAACAAACAAAAATAAGTAAATCATATTCTGGCCAAAAGGTTTCTGAAATTGTACAGGATGTGTTGATAGAAAAACTCAAAGTCAAACCAAAAAACATCAATATAATTGAAGAAACAACTGGTGTTTATGACTTTGTTGTTCCAAGATTGAAACCATTTGAAGCCATTAGTTGGGTATCAACATATGCAAGGCCAAAGA